AAAAATAATAATCTTTTAATCAAAGTAATTAAAAAATAATAATCTTTTAATCAAAGTAATTAAAAAATAATAATCTTTTAATCAAAGTAATTAAAAAATAATAATCTTTTAATCAAAGTAATTAAAAGTAATTAATTAAAAATAATAAACAATAACAGTAACATTATCCATTGAGCCTTTTTCTAATGCATATTCCGCTAAAACTTTAGCATAATTACCTTTATATTTTTGAGTTTCTAAATCTAAAATGAAATCTACTGCATCTTGATTACTTAATACATCCCATAAACCATCACAAGCTAGAATTAAAAATTTATCACCTTTAGATAATTTACGACAATATATTTGAGGTAAATGAGTTACATATGGTGTACATTCAATATCACCAAATGCACGAGATAATGATAAATTTTTAATTCTCCAATCAGCACCATCATATTCTATTTTACCACCTAAATTTTCAATTCGAACTCTTTCTTCAGGAGAATTAGGTTTATGATCTTTTGATAATGGTATGGCAATATTATTTTCATTTGATAAAACAGCTCTTGAATCACCAACATTTATAATCCATAAAAAATTTTTATTTTCTTTATCTATACAGTGAATAGTTATACAACATGTAGAACCACAATAATTTACAGCACGTGGATGATTATTTTTAAGGTTATCTTGAATAAGATTATATACGTTATTAACATGTTTTGAAAACATATCTTGCTTTAAATAAATATTTTTTTTAAATTTTTTTATAAAATAAATAGGTAAATTTTCTTTTAAATATTTAGATACTGTTTTTCCACCATGCCCATCATAAACACCTAAAAAATTTATATTATTTATTTCTTTATTATCCTTATTTAAATTAAGTATAATTGAATGTTGATCTTCATTAGATTCTCTTTTACCTTGTAAACTATGTGAATAAACTTTCATAATAATTAAAGTAATCTAGATAAAAATTAATTATTAAAATTTTACTCACATTTTAAGTTTAAATTTAGAACAACAAATTAAGTAGAATTAAGATCTGATAATCTAAATTGTTCTAACGTTGATAAAAAAATATTAAATAAAAAAAAATAATTAGAAATTATCTCATCTTTATTTGCAGTTTTAAATAGTTTATTATTTTGTTTGTCCTTTTTCTCCAAATATTTTAATAATTTGTCAAAAAAATTTTCTAAAATATTAATTATAAAATAATGATTTTTATAAAACCATTTATAGATTTGTATATTAGTAAATTCAATTTGTACCAAACTAAGATTAGTATTATTAAAATTGTCTATTCTCATTTTTAAGTTATTTAATGTGGTATGATATATTTGAATCTCATTATGACTCATATATTTATAATATTTATATTCACCATTTGTTATATTTATTTCCATATACTTTAATATCCAATTTTGAAAATGAATGAATTGAACATATCTTACATTATATTTTTTAACTAATTTAATTATATCATTACTTAATATTTTAAATTTATGAACTACCTCTTTATATTTAATAAATAATTTTATTAAATCATCAAAGTGAAAAGGTGTTGTAGAATCGATATAAGGCAAACTAGTTGGACTTCCACCTATTAATATTTTATTTTCTAATTTATCTTCTAATTTATTTTTATAATTTTTTAATATTTCTAACCAGTGTTTGTGTAAATTTATTATATTTTTTTTATAATCAAAATTATTAATAAATTTTTTATAATATTTTGATTTTACTGACAGTGGTGGACTTGATAACGTAAGCATAGGCATAATCATATCTGTATCTGAAACAGAACCATCACTTTGTATAATTTCCTCATATAATTCGTTTATGTCTCTGGAAATAACATTTTCATTTTCATTAACAATAATTAAATGATCCTCTTTAATAAACTGTTTATTTATCATATCTATACTATCCGGTAATTCAAATTTATATAATATTTCTAATTCATTTATATATTTATCAATTTCTTTTTTAAATTCCTCAAATTTTTTAATATTAGCCTCATACTCAAGTATTAACTGTTCCATTTTTATTTTAATTTCTATATTATATTTTTGTTGACTGTTTTCTTGTATATCTTTTTTAATAATGGTTAGTTTTTCATGAAATGCACTTGTTGCATCTTTCACAACTTTTCTTAAACTATCTGTAGCAATTGCTTCTTTTACAAAATGAATATTAGTATTATAAATTGATTGATAATTTCCTACTCGCATAAACTCATTTATCTCTTGTAATTTATTTATAATATTTGATGGTTCTGCACTATTACTATAAGAATTATCTATAAGTGTTTTTTTAAATTCGTCAATTTTTGTATTAATTTCATCAATTGTCGTTTTTAATGTTTCATACGATGTTGTTAAAGGTTCAGTTTTTATATCTTCTGTACTTATATCATTTTTTAATTTTGCAATGTCAAATAAAATTTCGTTTAAGTTAATTGCAGAAGAATTACCTATTTTATTTTTTTTTTTCATTAATTCTAACAATCTTTCTTTTTCTATTTTTTCCTTTTTTTTCATTAATTCTAACAATCTTTCTTTTTCCATATAATTATTATTATTTTGAAAATAATTTAAATCAATTTAATATTATTTATACATTGATTTATGATATAATATAATTAATTTTATTAATTCTAAATCATCATTATCATCAGGAGTTGGATTATCGTTATTTAATGATATATATATATTTGTATATTCTGTATCTTTTTTATATGTATCATTAAATTTTTTTATTATTTTGTTTAAAAAATTATAAACTATATATAATTGAAAATAATTTTTTACTTTTTTTTCTTTAAGAAGTGGAAATAATAAATCACGATGTGTTATAATATTTTGTAAATTAAAATTTATAATCATACTATTTGGTGATTGTGGAATTAAGTTATTTAATAATAAATTTTTGTACCAATTATATAAAATATAATACATACTAACAATATATTTTTCATTTGTTTTATAATAAGATGTATTATTACCACCAACTAAATTAATATTTAATGGTTTATTAATTATATCATCAGGAATACTTATTTTACTTAATTTTATTAATTCTTCAATTTCTAAATCATTATTATCAAAATATTCTTTTATCTTTTTTTTTATTGTTTCTAATATACTTATACTTATACTTATATTTGTAAGTCTATCAACAAATATTATTTTATTTACGGCATTTTCTATTATTTCTTTATTTAAAGATTTTTTTAATAATAATTTTAAATTATTATATCTATTTAATTTTTTGTCTATTTCAGGTTTAGTTTTAATAATTTCATCTACCATTATTGAAGGAAGTTGTATTTTTTTTTTAGAAATTAAATCTTTTATTTTATTAATTTCTGTTTGAGTATCTACTGCTTTTACATCAAATTTACTTAATTGTAAAGAACGTTTAATATTTGGTACATCTTGTATAATTATAATGTTGTTTTTAAACATATTAGCTTCCATATTAGCTTCCATATTAGCTTCCATATTAGCTTCATTTAAAGTTAAATTATCTAATTTTTTAAAACGAATTTGTGGATCGTAAATTTGTTCCTGATAAATCTTTTCAATCTTTTCAATCTCTTTATTTTGTTTTTTAATTTCATCTAATAGTAATTGTTTACCTGATGTAATATGTTTAATATTATAATTAATTTTTATTAAATTAAGAATACTTTCTTTTAATTTTTTAATAAGATTATTTATTTCAATTTCTGACATTTAATTAATAATAGAAAATATATACATTAATATAATATGTTATTACTTGAAATTAAAAATTTAATAAATGAATTAGAAGAAATTCTAATAAAGGATGAACGATTTAAAGATTGTTATCATTTTAAAAATCAAGTTAAAATTATATTTAAAAAAAAATATTTAAATAATAATTCTACTATAGATATTACACCTTTTATTACTAATTTAGTAAATTTAAATAAACCACAAGAACTTGCGCCAATATTACAAGAATCACCAATAGACCCACCAATAGACCCACCAATAGACCCACCAATAGACCCACCAATAATTCCAGTAATATTTGAAGACAATTGTGAAGAATTAAGAAAAGAAGTACATAAATTATATAAAAGATCAGATACGTTTAATTAATCAAAAAAATAGAAATAAATTTACTTATAAATAATAAAAAAATTGATAATTTAGTTTATTATTATATTAATATTAATATTAATATAATGCAAATTCAACCTATTCTTAATATTGGATGTCTTGGTTCTGTTTCTCATGGAAAGTCAACAATGGTTTATCAACTAACTGGAACTAAAACACAACGTCATAGCGATGAAAAAATACGTAATATTACAATTAAACCTGGTTATGCAAATTTAAAAATTTGGAAAAAAATAAATGGAGAATATGAAACCACTAATTCAGAAAATTGTATTGATAATGCTACATTAGTTCATCATTTATCATTTGTTGATTGTCCGGGTCATCACGAACTTTTGCTTGTAATGCTTAGTAGTGTCAGTTTAATGAAAGGTGCTATAGTAGTTGTTTCTGCAACAGAATCTATTTTAAAAAATCATCAATTAATTCAGCATTTAGCTGCTGCAAAAATAAGTGCTCTTGAAAATTTAATAATTATTTTTAATAAACTTGACTTAATTAGTAAAGATAAAGCAATTAAACATAAAGAAGAACTTGATGAACTTCTTATTAAACTAAAAATAAAACCTAGATATATAATTCCAGCTGTTTTAAATAAGAAAATTGGTCTTCAAAATATAATTAAAGCAATTATGGAAGTATTTCCACCTAAACTTTCAGAATCATCTGATGCAGAAACTTCAGAATTTCGTATAACTCGTTCATTTGATATTAATAAACCTGGAACAAACTGGAATGAAATTAAAGGTGGTGTATTTGGTGGTAGTTTACTTTCCGGTATATTTAAAATAGGAGACGAAATTGAAATTAGTCCTGGTCAATATAAAAAAGAAAAAAATGGAAATTTTACAGTTATTCCTATTATAACAACTATAAAGTCAATTCAAACTGATAAAAATAATCTTGAAATTCTTTATCCTGGTGGTCTGACAGCTATTGGAACAGATATTGATGCATACTATTGTAAAGATGATAAATTAGCTGGTTCATTAGTTGGAATTAAAGGTACATTGCCTATGGTCTATCAGGAAATTACAATTAATATTACATTAACAACTGATTTTGATGGTAATTGGTATCCAAAGTGCAATGATAATGTATGCTTACAAATTGGTAATATAAATACGGAAGCAATATTAATTGAACTTGATGAAAATAAATTTAAATTTAAACTTTCTAAACCTGTTTGTATTCCTAATAATACTCTTATTATTGTTTGTAGTAATAATAATGAAATTAAAATTGTTGGATTTGGTAAATTAGATTGATTCTAAGTAAATTTATATAAAGAATATTTAAGTTTATTTAATTAATGAGTAATCCTATTTTTTGTATTAATGAAATAATTAATAATTTTCCCGATTTAGATAATTTAAGAAATGAATTATATAAAAAAAATATTTTATCTAAAGATTATGTTGATGAAAATCTTTTTTTAGTTTATCATAAATTTGAACAACACTCAACCACTCCTTTAGATAAAGAATGTAGATCTTTAGTAATTGATAAAAATACAAAAAAAATTATATCTTTCAGTTGTGAAACTCCTATTGTTAACGCAGAAGGATTAGAATATCTTTTATTAAATCAACAAGAAGAAAAAATTATAAATAAATGTTATGAAGGAACATTACTTTCTGCATTTTATCACGAGTCTAAATGGTATATTTCTACTCGTAGATGTTTAAATAGTAATGAATCTGTATGGGGTTTAAATAAATCTCATTTTAATATGTTTATGGAAGTTTTAAATAATTCAGGTTATGAAAATTTAGATAGTTTTACTGATAAATTAAATAAAAATTATTGTTATTATTTTGTATTAATTCATCATCAAAATAAAAATGTGGTTGATTATGAAAGTGAATTTGGAAATGAATATAAAAAATTAGCACTTATATTTGTAAGAGAAAAAGAAACCCAAATAGAAATTGATTTATATAATTCACCATTTGATTTATCAATGTTAGATAGTAATATTTTTTTATCAGAAAAAATTAATAGTTTAGAAGAATTTGATAATTTAAATAAAAAAGATCAGTTTACTTTACCACCCAAATCTGAAGGTGTTGTAATTAAATGTTTTGATACAAATATTAATAGATATAGACTGATTAAGCTTCAAACAATGAATTATCAATTTGCAAAAAGTATTGGTTCTGAAAAAAATATTTTTATGGGTTTAATTCATTTATATCAAAATGATAAATTAAATGAATATATTACAGAAATGCCACATTTAAAAAAAATTATTAATCCATTAAATACAAATCAATCATTTGATACTATTGGCACTATTGATGCATTATTTAAAGTATGCACTTCTGAAATATTTGAATTATTTAAAGTATTATATGATATTAAAAATGGGAAACATATAGATAATAGTTTATATATATTATTACCGAAAGAATATAAAGATATTATGTTTAGTATTAGAGGTATTTATTTTAAAAAGAAAGCTAAAACTATTGGAAAAAAAATAGAATATACAGAAATGAAAGAATATTATTTTCAATTAAAAGATATTTATAATTTTTTAAAAACTATATCAACAGAACATTTTTGTGCTTTATTAAAAATGAGAAAACTTATGTTTAATTGGTCTAAGGTAAATCCAATGGTATCCGAATTTAATAAAATTTCATTTAAATGTGATAAGGTTCATTTTAAACTAGCTGCTATTTATACAAATAAATTATTTCCAAATATTATGCCAGATGATATTCCAGAAAATATGTCATCTACATCATAATTAAAATCTTAATTTATTATAATAAGTCATAAAATGAAAATTATAGCTTGGAATGTAAATGGTATTCGGTCTTTAATGAAAAAAAATTATTTATATAAACTTATTGATGATGAAAAACCATCAATTATATGTTTAAGTGAAACAAAAGCATCATGTCCTTTACTTTTTATTCAATTAGAATTAAAAGAAAAAATAAAAGGTTATAAATATAGATATTGGAGTCCTTGTAAAATAAAAGATGGTTATAGTGGAACAGCTATTTTTTCAAAAAAAAAACCAATAAATATTTATTATGGTCTAAAAGATAAAGATAATAAAGAATTAGATGATGAAGGCCGTATAATTTGTCTTGAATTTGATAAATTTTTTTTATTACATTGCTATACTCCTAATTCTGGGATGGAATTATCAAGATTAGATTTTAGAATTAATATATGGGACATTGCATTTAAAAATTATATAATTAAACTTCAAAAAATAAAAGCAGTTATTGTTTGTGGTGATTTAAATGTAGCACATAAAGAAATAGATTTAAAAAATCCTAAAACAAATACAAAAACAGCAGGTTTTACCAAAGAAGAAAGAGACTCATTTAATAAATTATTATCCGAAACATCACTTATTGATACTTATCGTGAATTAAATCCTAATAAATTAGATTATAGTTTTTGGTCATATAGATTTAATTCAAGAAAAAAAAATATTGGATGGAGAATAGATTATTTTTTAATAAATAAAAAATATATAGAAAATATTAAAAAAAGTTTAATTTTAACAGAAATATTAGGTTCTGACCATGCCCCAATAAAACTTGAATTTAAAATATAGTCTAATTTTTTTCTAATTAATGATATATAATGGATTATACTGTAATTGCTATAATTGCCGCTGTTGTTAATTTAACTTTATCTATTTTAATTCCGTGTTTATTTAAAAAAATTAGTTTACCAAAGTCGCAATTAATGCCAGAAATGAAGAAAATGGTAAATAACAATCAAGATATATTATTAATATCTTCTTTATTAGTTGGAGTAATTGTATTTTTATCATTAGAAACACCAACACCAACACCTGATATTTCCGATAATGAAATATTAGAACTTGGTAGATTATTAAATTTAGGTACTTTAGATTTAGCAAATATGAGTAATATGAGTAATATGAGTAATATGAGTAATATGTCTAAAAAATTCTACTAATTATAATATATATAAAATAAATATTTAAAAAAATTTATTTTATAAATATATATATATATACAAATGGATGACTATGACAAATACTATGAAAAATATTTAAAATACAAAAATAAATATTTAGAATTAAAACAAGATGGTGGTAGTGATGGACCCAAAAATGGACAGCTTGATACTACCCCATTTATACTTATTTTAAGTAATAGTAATACTATGGATTTATTTGAAGCTATTGAAGCTATTGAAGCTACTGAAGCTATTGAAGCTACTAGAGCTACTAAAGCTACTAAAACTACTAAAACTACTAAAGAACCTAAAGATACTATAAAGCTGTATACATTGGATGAAATACATAAAATATTAGATTATAAACTATGTGAAGATGAAAGAAGTTTATCTTATATTATAACACATCAAGGAAAATTATTAGAATTATGTTATGATAGAAATAAACATTATTGTCATGGAACAAATATAAAAACAAAATCAATTTTTCCACCTTTGAGTGCATATCCCAATGCACCTACTAATTATATGAATGATTATAGAAAACTAGACAGTACCGAAACAAAGGACAAAGGCAGTAAACTAGCTGCTGCAAAAAGAGATTGGCAAAATTCCACAAATTATACAACTCTTCCAGACCAAGATGCAAAAACAAAGTATGATACAGAAAAAACAAACGCTTTTAATGCACAATATAATGTTGATAGATTAATAGCTGTTATTCCAGATAGAGAAATAAAAAGAATAAGTGATAGAGAAAAAAGAATAACTGATAGGGAAACTTTTATAACAGAGAGTGTATTAGAAACTTTTATTAATCCCAAAGAAATTGTAATAGCTCCACCCTTGCCTACCACTTATCCACAATGTCCCAAAAATAAAGTGTGCAAAAAACTTAAAGAAGATGCAGCTGCTGCTAGACAAGCTGCAGATAACGCCCTGAGGCGTTCTGCATTAATAGAAAAAATGAATTTGCATAGGTATGCACATATTCTATTAGATAAAAAATTAATATTAAAAAAAGAATTAGTTATAACAGGTGTTCCAGATGTTCCAATTACTCCAATAATATTAGATGATGGTGATTTAATGAATGCAATAACACCTATACATACCCTTGTAACAAAATATTTAGATTTTTTTCATACTACTTTTCTGAAAATTGATACTTTTGCTGTAATGCAATGTACACCCGAACAAAAGTACAAATTTGTAAAAGGTCCCATGAATATTAGTCTAACAGTTTAATCCATTCCGAATTATTTAATATAAATCCGAAATTTTCAAGTTTATTTTTAATATCTTTATTTTGTAAAATAAATTTTTCATTTTTAAATATTATTTCATAACTTATTAAATCTGGTAAATTCTTTTCTAAAAATGTTCCACCTTTAATTTTTTTTACTTTTATATCTATTTGTCTTTCACATATTTGATTAATTTTTTTTATATGCTCTTTAATTCTATCTTCTAAATTAAAAGGAAATGGTAAAGTTGGATGATTTACAGGAATCATAACATAAGTTATTTTATTATTATCTTTTGATGTAGAATATTTTTCAAGATATAATAATTTATTTCTAATTTCATTACAAATATCTTCACGTGTTAATTTATTTATTTTACTTATTTCATCTTTTGTTATATTTGGTATTTTTTTAATTAAATTCATTAAATACTCTTTATCTTTGGATGTAGCACATACAGCACCTTTTAAAGTTGGAATACCAGTACCTCTTTTTTTATTTACAACTTTTCCTCTAGTTTCTCTAATTTTAAATAAATCTATATCACTTGATGCTAATTTATTAAAATTTTTATCAATAATACCAACAACACCATTTTCATTTCTATTTTCGTAATAATCAATAACAGATTCAAAATCATAACCGATAATTTTTTTATTAATATTTTTTTCTTCTACTGCAGGTCCAGTAGTTTTAATATCACCATATTTTTGTTTAATATAATTTTTTAAAGATACTTGATTAATATTTGATATTTCGTTATTTTCACGATAATACATGGGCACATCTTCAAACTCTCCAAAAGGCTGAAATATATAATATTTATCTCTTTGAATTAAATAACCAGGTCGATTATATTTGTCAAAAACATTATCTTTAAAATTATTAAAATCATTTTCATTTCTAGGCATCATACTTTCTAAAGCTTGGTCAAGAAAATAACTATTAAATAACTCTGATTGATGAGGTAAGAAAGATTTTTTTATTTCTTTTAACATCTCATCATATAAATAAATATGTTTAAAACGATATAAATCTTTTATTTTATTTTTAATTTGGTTAATTTCAAATGTAGCTAATTCATCATTAAATGTATTATAATCAAGTTCATCTGGTGCTAAATTTTTATATTTATTTCCAGAAAAATATTTATCATTTAATTTAGCATTATCACATTTATAATTACATTCTTTAAAATCACATAAAGCCGGGCATATTATCTTTCCTTTTTTTATGTTTTCTAAAGTTGGAGGAACACATCCTTTATATTTTTCTATTTCTTCAGGAAACATATTTGCATTTAATAATAAAGGACAATCTAAAGCAACTTCTTTTAATCCTCTTTCAACTTCTTTAATTAATAAATATTTTAATTCACCTTTTTTATATAATAATTCATCTGTGGTTAATTCATTTTTTCTAGCGACTACATATCTATAAACACGAACTTTAGGAAATTTATTATCATCATTAATAGAATCTTTATGCACACACATACGAATTGCTCTTCCAATAACTTGTTCTACCTTGGGTATATTATAGAAAACATCAATAATATGCACTTCTTTACAATTTTTAAGTGTTACCCCTTCGTTCATAACACGTGAACCTAAACATAATTTAATATTTTTACCAGAAATATTATCAGAATTATTAAAAATATCTTTAATAATTTTTTGTTTATTTTCTGAAATATCTTCACCTGTTTCGTCTTGTGAACCAGTTATTAAAATAAAGATAGCTGGTTTAAAATCATTTCGTTTTTCTTTTTTAAATTCAGCAAATGTTTTTCCTGTTTTATAATCAATAGTTTCATCTTTAATATCATAATTTTTACCATCTTCTTGATATTCTAAATATCCATTTTGTTTTAAACATTCTGCAAACATTTCCATACCACCTGCACGAACTAAATTTGAATAAACAAAAGCAGTGGCAGGTCCTTTTTTATCTTCTACTAATTTATTTAATCTTTTAATTATTTTATAAAATTTAATTGAAAAATATCGTAAATATTTAAGTTTTAATATTTCGCCTGTAATATTTTTATTATTTGTTTCTATTATAAAATTATCTTCAATTGATTTAGAAAGTTTTCCATTAAATAACTTTTTATTAATTAATGAACGAATTTTACCTCCGTCTGAATTTAATTGAGATAAAATTGTTGTAATACCTTCTGTTGAATAATAACCATAAATATCATTTTTATCTTTATTTAAACCAGGGAAAACAAAGTTTGCTGCAGCCGATGAGGTTCTATCTAATGTATCATCTATATTTTCCTTTGTTTTTAAATAAACAGTATCTTGAAATGGTTCCATATAACATTTAATAACTGGAGTAAATAATAATCCATCAGAAATTTTACCTTTATCAACTCTTTTAGCAAAAGTATATGGAATATTACCACGATAAAAACTTATATAACCATTTGCTTTTTGTTTTAAATATTCTAAACCATCTGGTTTAAGTTTCATCATATAATTTTTTTCACTAGTAAATATTTTATCACGTTGTATTTTATCATTTTCAGGTCTTAAAAAATTTAATAAATCAATAATTTCGTCTGCCAAGTTAATCATAGGTGTTGCAGTTAATAATACTACTCTTAAATTTTGTGAATTTTTTATAATTTTTTTTAAAGCCTCACCGTATTCATTACCCGAGATATTATGTGCTTCATCAACTATTAATAAAGCATTATCCATATTTGTGATTCTATCAATAACTATTTCACGTTCATAATCACCTTCTAAATTTTTTTTATAACTAGATTTAATTTTATTATCATCTGATAATTTTTTTTCTACTATTTTTTCACCAAGTACTTTTTTATAAAATGTTTTATATGACATAATTTTATAATATTGTGATGCTGCATATAATCCAATTTTAAATTCACGGTCTTTTTCTGCTTTACTCATTTGATTTAAAATATTTTTATTTTTAAGATATGTTTCTCCAGTCCAAGTTAAAATTTCATTTTTAAAATTATCACGAGTATTTGGTCCTGGAACAATAACAAAAATTTTAGTATTATATTTTTTAACTTGTTCTTTAAATTGTTCTGCAATTAATATAGCAGAACCTGTTTTACCTGAGCCAGTTCCATGCATTAAAATAACTCCTTTATATGGAGTATTTGGACTTATAAAATTAGGAACAATGGCTTGTTGTTCTCTTGGTATAATTTCACCTTCTCTACAATTTTGCTCTCTATATTTTTGAACTTCTTCATAAGTTTCTAATTTTTTTCTTTCAGGAACTTTATGATAAAAAAATTCTCTTTTTTTAAAAATTTTAGATAATAGTTCTGGATCATTTGGATCAGGATAAGAAAAATCTTTTGATAAATTTATTTTCTTTCTAGATTTAATTTTTGACATACTTATTTATTATTAGATTATATTTTTAAATTTAGTTAAATAATAAAATATTATATAACTATTTTTAAACTCAAAATTTTATTTATTCGTTATTTAATAATTAAATTATATAGTTTATATAATGGAAAATTTAAGTAAAAGAAAATTTAATTCATTATATAGAAGAAAACTAGTAAATAAAATTAATAAATTAAAAGAGAAAAAAGAATTTATTACAATATTTAATATTATTCGACTCGAATTAGGTAAAGACATATCCGTAAATAAGAATGGTATTTTTTTTAATATTAATGCTTTATCAGATTATTGTATTGAACAAATAGATTTTTTTTTAAATAGTGTTTCAGAAACAGTAACAGAAAGTGAAACAAAAATTAAATATAAACCATATTTTGTTGATGATATGGAAAATATTAATAAATTAGGACCAAAATTAAGTAATCAAGAAAAATCAATAATAAAAAAATTTCAAAAAATTTAACTTCTTAACTTTTTAAAATAATTAGATATTATTGGCATTTTATCATTTTCCCAAGGAGACATACCAAAGGAATTGTTATTTATATAACTAATAATTTGAGCGTAATTTGAACCGTGCACTTGTATAAATGATTTATGTTCCAAAATGTAATTCTCTTTATTTTCAACTGTTAATATAGGTATTATTTTTTTAAAATTATTTTTATTAAATATATAAGGTATACAAGATATAAAATAGTCTAATTCAATATCATTGATTATATTTAAATTAATATTATCATTATTTTCAGTATAATTATAATATAAAATAATATTAGAAAATGAATATGTGAAATTTTTATTATTTTTTATATATGCTTTTCTATTAAATAAATGTAAATTATAAAAATTATTATTAAAATCTAATTTAATTGCATAATTTAATGGATAACCTAAAATAAAACTTTTTAATATTTTTTCTTTAATAGTATTAGTTTTTAAAATTTTTAAAAAATTTTGTTTTATACTATCAATCCATACTAAAAAATTAAAATCAATAATTTTTATTTTAATAATTATTTCTGCTAATTGATATAAAAATAATGTAATATATTCGTAATTAATAAAATAAGTGTCACACCATCGTTTTATTATTGCATCATTTAAAATTAAATTTTCTTTAATTTTTTTTTTTAAAATATTAATTTTAATTTCATCAAGTCCATTTTTTTTTTCTAATTTATCTGAATTAAATAATTTTTTTATTAAATTCCATTCTTCAATATTATCTTTAAAAAAATCAGGAATGTTATTTAAATCTGGTTTATAATATTTTTTAAAATTTAATATTTTATTATCAACTAATTCATCTACTTCTTTAATTATATCACTATTATTTATTATTTTAAAAAGTAATAAATTTTTATTATCATATTTAAATTTTTCTATTATGTTATGTAAAATAAATAGTTCTGAGTTTGGACTATTTGATGAATACCAAATATTATAAAAATTATCTATTTTTTCTTGTTTAATTAAATTATTAATACTATCAATAGTTTTAATTAATATTATTATTGATATAACTTCAAACATACAATTAAAACCAATTGCTGCAAATATAGTAAGATAATCATTATATTCAATTAATTTATTATTAATAATTTTTGATAATTCCAATATATTTTTATAAAGTTCTGTTTTAACATAATTTTTACTATTATAATCAACATTAAATATATTAGAATTATAATTTGTATCTACTAAAATTAAACGTTCCTGTAATATTTTAATTTCTTTATCAAAAACATTTGGTGGTATTAACAATTGTTTTAACTCGCTATATTGAATTATTTCATTATTTATATTTCGTATAATTAAATTTTCTTTTGGATGAATAATGTAAAATGTACCATTATAATCAGATAGTGCATTAATAAATTGTCCTGTATAAGTTCTATTTAAATATTCATTATGAATAATTTCATCAGAATAATATTTTTTATTCCAATAATTATCTTTATTAATAATATTATTTTCTATACTATATTGTTTTATTAAAATATTAATTATATTTTTTTTAAACATTTCTTTATTTTCTATTTCTTTTGAAATAATATTTGAATAAAAATTATTAGAACTAGAATTAAAATAATTTGGATTATAATCATTTAAAACTATATAATTATCATCAGAAGATAATAATTTTAAATACATTTGTGATAATTCTTCTTGTGTAATTTTATATTTAGGTTGAATTTTTTCACGACTACCTTTTGGGTAAACAAAATAAGCAATTCCATCTGAAACTCTACCAACACGACCTTTTCTTTGAATTCGTGATGCCTCTGCTATTTTTTCAATATTTAATTTTGTTAATCTAGTTTCAGGATTAAATGAATTTACTTTAGCATAACCAGTATCAACTATAAATTTTAATGTATTAATAGTAATAGATGCTTCGGCTACATTAGTTGCTACAATAATAGCTCTTTTATATATACCATCAGAAACTGAAAGGTCTTCAATATAATTTTCACTCCATTCTAAATAAACATTTTCTCTTTTATTTTTAATTGTATATATTTTAATATGAATTTTTTCAATAATATCTTTATAAAAACTATGTAATTGTGAATAATAAGGTAAAGCAATATTTCCTTGTGGTAATATTTCATTTAATTTTTTAATAGCTTTTTTAATTTCTTCTTGACCTGTTAAAAATAAAAGAATGTCACCAGTTGGATATTTTTGACATATATCTAATATAATTTTATAACTTTCTTCTTGAGTTAATATAGATGCTTCTTTCTCTGATAAATTTGATATTAATAAGTTTTCAGTATAAACTTCAGATACTATATATTGAGTAGTTTGACCAGGAGGAGAAATATGAAAACGTCTATCCATATATATTGTATCAGATATACATGTATTATCTATTAATAAATCTGATAATATTGGGTGTTGATATAAAGCAGCTTTAATCGGATATATTAAATCATCATTTATACATCTAAAATAAGAACGATATATTGGTTCATCTTCATTCATTGTAGCAGACATAATTATTAATCTCAATGAATTATTATAGAAACAAGATTGTCTAATTAAAGTTAAAATCATATCCATATTTGTGTTATGTTCATGTGATTCATCTAAAATAATAATATCATATTTATTTTTATATCCATAAATAAAATCTTCATCTCCTACATTATATATTTGTTCTTTCATCATAGGATTATTTTGTAATTCTTCATATAAAGTGCCATCGGTTAATATTTTTAATATCAAATGGGGACAATTATCTTTAATATGAGAATCCTCTGAATATTTCATTTGAACATAAAAATTATCAGTTTTTTCTTTTTCCATACTTTTTGGTATGACTCTAGCTATAGGCACACCTAATTCTTCAGAAATACGTTCTGCATTATTTTTAGTAGGTGGAATCCGTGGTTGTGTACATACAACTTTACCATTATTTATCATTTCATAAGCTTTAATAGCATACATTAATAATTTTGGAACTTGTGTTGATTTACCTACCCCTGTAGCACCAGTGACATATAAAACTCTATGATGAATATAACGATGAAAAAAATTTATTTGTGATATCCAATCCATCGCATAAAATGAATACCAATTCTGATCTTTACTAAATAATTCAAAGTAAAAATAATCTTTTTTTACTTTTGTTTTTTCATTTTCCCAACTAAGTTTTGGTAATTTAGAATATTGTTGATTTGTTAAATAATAATAAGCTAATTTCCATTTTTCATTTTTTTTCATTCTTGATTCCATTTTTTTATATATTTGTGATTTAACGGATATACTTTTCATATAATTATTTTTATCTGTTATATCTAAAACAACATTAAATTCAGATAATAATCCATTTTTAGTTAAAATTTCAAATATTAAATCAAGTTTTATTTTATTCCAATCTGAATTTATATTATTCATTTTTTCATTATATTGTATATCATTATTTATATTAAATTCTCTTTTTAAATTATTCCGTAAATTTAACCATGTAGTATAATCTTCAACACCTAAAAATTTTTTAAAAAATATTAATTCTTGTTCTAAACTAAAAGACACATAATGTGAATCATGAGAAACCCATTCATTATTATTATTTTTAAAATGAGTAATAGATTTAGCAATATTATATATATTTTTAAAACTTAAATTTGTGCCAGGATAATTATAAATAGTTTTATTTATTTTTTTTTTAGTATAACCATTATTATCTTCTTCTTTAATAAAATAATCACGTAAATATGTGTTTTCTAATAATGTTATTGTTTCATATAAAAAATTCCATATATGTTTTACATTAATTTTTACTAAATATTCTATAATATCAGATGCAGTAATTTTTGAAATTTTTATATTAATTGATTTAATATATTCTTTATCATCTTCCTCGTCAATATAATCAAATTCTTTAATTGATGGTGAAAAAGAAAATTTTTGAAAAACATTACTAATTTCTTTTTTTACTTCATTTTTTTGCGAATATTCATTTGTTAAAAATAATAATATTTGAGTCCATAAATTAATAGACAACAAATTATTTTCCATTTTTGTATATGTTGTTTGAATAAATTTTTCAAAATTTATTTTATCTTTTAAATCAATATCTTCATAACTTGAATATTTAAAAAAATTATCAAAGTTAATTTGGCGATTTAAATATTGAATAATATAAATATTACCCGTTGATACAGGTAAAGAATAAATTAACCATTTAATATGTTTAATTTCATCATATAATTTAATTTTAATTATATTATAAATATCACCAAAATATAATCCATAATAGTTATGTTGAGTAAAATTAAAAAATTCTTTAGGATTATTTAAATATTTTTTTAATGAGTCTAATCCATCCTTTGTTTTCATATATAATTTTGATTCTTTAAAAACTAACTTATTTTCATCATCTAAATCTTTATATAAAATAGGAACTATATTTATCCAATTAACATAATATTTTCCATTCATAATTTGAAGAGTTCTATTTAATCCTAAATAATTATGATGTATAATTTTATATATTAGTTTCATTTTTCCATCTTCTTCAAATAAATCAAGTGATGTTTTATCTAAAAGACCTATTGACATATTACTAAATTTAAATTCAAATTTTAATAGATCCATTCTATTTTTTTTTGATAAATCAGGTATTTTTGATTTTATAGGTGCATATAAATATTGATTCAAATCTATCATATTACTGGTATTGTTATCATCAATAAAAGGTAATAATAATAATATAATACCTTTAATATCCCGATAATCATTTTGAATCCATTGTTTATAATAATTATTATCTTTTTCATCAAAATTTAAATAATTTGAAATTTTTTCAATAATATTTTCAGTAAAAAGAAATAAAACTTCTGAATCTTGTGTATTTAAATTTGGAAATAATATATTAACTGTTTTTTTAATATTATTTGATAATGAATCATTAATAAATGTATATTTTTGTTCTTGAGTTTTAAAATAATTTAAAATTTTATCAAATGTTTTAAAATCTATTTTAATATCTTTGTTTATATCCATTATTATTATTCATAAAATAAATTTATTTTGATTTCCAATTAATTGGTTTAAATACCCAATAAGTATTATCAAATACCTCTGTTAATGCTCCTTTTGGATAAGATAATATATCTTCCTTATTTGGTTTTAAAACACCAAAATTTTTTACTATTCTTAAAATTAGTTTACATACAACTTGATGAGTAACTAAAACAATATTATCATTAGTTGTATTATGTATAGATATTATATATTTTAAAATATCTCTCACTCTTTTATAAACATTATTTTCATTTTCAGGATAACTAAATTCTTCCGGAGCAAACTTTTCATTATACTTTGCATCATAATTAAATAATTCTGCCAAATATTCAGGAAGTCTAATTTGATATGATTTTTTAGGAATAATATCTTCATAATTAATTTCACTTAATCCATATTCTAATTTTATTTTCAAATCGTGTTTTTTACAATAAGGATATACGGTTTGTAATGTTCTAATGTAAGGCGAACTATAAACATGTGATATTTCTACTTTTTCTAGTTCTTTAATTAATTTTGTAGCATTTTCCAATCCTTGTTTTGTTAGAGGTGAAAAAAATGTTGCATCTTGTGTTTTATCTTCATGTCTTAATATATATAATTTCATATTATATTAATTTATAAAATAAAAATAAAGTTTTTATTTAAAGATTATAAAAGTTTAAATTTAATGGTCGTAGACAAAACTTTATATGATAGATTAGAAATAGAACCGAACGCATCTCTGGAAGATATTAAGAAAAAAAGTAGAAAATTATTAGTTAAATGGCATCCTGATAAAAATCCAAATAATATGGAAGAAGCTACACAAAAATTTCAAGAAATTCAAGAAGCTTTAGAAATTCTTGGAGATCCAGAAAAGAGACAAATGTATGATAATATTGGAATGAATTATGTAAAAGGTGATTGTAATCCAGATACGAGTAATCCTTTTGGTGCAGGTTTTCCTTTTGGAGAAATGTTTTCTCAAAGCCAACGTAATCATCAACAAAAAGAAAATTTAATAGTTAAATTAAATGTTACATTAGAACAAATTTATAAACAAGAAACAGTAGAACTTACATATACTCATAAAGTATATTGTGTTAAATGTAATGGTGAAGGTTCAAAAGATAATACTAAATCAGAATGTAATGATTGTGATGGTAAAGGTCGTGTAATTAAGCTAATAAGAATGGGTCCAATGATTCAACAAATAGTTATCAATTGTGAAACTTGTAAAGGAAAAGGTAGTGTTATTTTAGAAAATAATAAATGTGAAGTATGTAATGGAAATGGTATTGTTACTAAAGAAAAGACTATATCAATACCTCTTAAAAATGGTTTTGGAAATGGAATTAAACTTCAAAAAGAGGGTAAGGGTCATTATTTCAAAAATCAAAAAACAGATTTAATAATAGTAATAAATGAAGAACCACATGATATTTTTAAACGGCGAGGAAATGATTTATTTGTTGAAGTTACATTAAAACTTTATCAAGCATTATTTGGATTTGATAAAATATTAGTTCATTTAGATGGAAAAAAATTACATTTACATTGTACGGGAAAAACTGATTTTAATTCAATAAAAAAAATTTCTCAAGAAGGTATGGTTGATTTACGAACGGGTGTTAAAGGAGACCTAATAATTAAATTTAATATTGAATTACCTACTATTACAAATGAAACATTAATAAAAGAATTAACTTTATTAAATAAAAATGAATCAATTGCTGAAAAAAATGTATTACAAGAAAAAGATTTAGTAAAGACATTATTGATTGACATTCAAGATACAGCTGATTCTGCTTCTGCATCTGCATCTGATTCTGATGAAAATAGTAGAGAACATACACAACAAATTCCAGATTGTAAAACACAATAAATATATTTAAAGATTTATAATTATTTATATATTAATGAATGATTTAAATTATAAATCTATTATTATTGAAGGTGATAAATCATTATTTTCATCTAAAGCTGCAATTGATAGACTTAAAAGAGATTTAAGAGAAGATAATAAAGAAAAATTAGCTATTAATAATTATTTAAATGAAGGGTGGACATATAAAATTATTTCTAATACGGATACTCAAATTAAAATAGAAATAATTAAAGAAGAAAAAGAAGAAAAAAAGGATGAAAAAGAAGAAAAAGAAGAAAAAAGAAAAATATTAAAAGAAAAATTAAAAATGGCGCGAATTAATAAATTATCACCAGCTCAAATAAAACAAAATTTAAAAAATAAAGTTCCCACTGATTTATTAGAATCATATTTAAAACTTAAAAAAGTTCAACTAAAAGTTCCTGTCCCTTCACCAGATATGGTTTTATCTAATCCAGAAGAATTTAAAAAAATTATTCATACAATGGTTCAATCATTTGGAATGTTTAATGGAACTAATAATCCAATTGTTAACTATTATAGATTATTAGCTAAACATTTAGATTTACCAACAACATTTATTCCTCCAAAACAAACAACCGATAAACCAAACGAGCAAACAAATGATTTCATTGAAATGTTAAGAAAACAAAGAGAAAATAATAAAGATACAGTAGATGATGAAATGAAAGAAATCTATAAATCGTTAGGTGTTAATACAGAAGAAAATAAAACACCGGATGACGAAATGAAAGAAATCTATAAATCGTTAGGTGTTAATATGGAAGAAAAAAAAGAAGTTATAGTAGATGATGAAATGAAAGAAATCTATAAATCATTAGGTATTAATACAGAAGAAAAAAAAGAAGTTATAGTAGATGATGAAATGAAAGAAATTTATAAATCATTAGGTATTAATACAGAAGAAAAAAAAGAAGTTATAGTAGATGATGAATGGCTAAAACTATAAATATATTTAAGTAAAAATAATACATAAATATATTTTAGTTTAAAAATAATATATAAATATATATATATATGCTCAAAACTAATTTAAGTGATATTTTTAGTGATTTAAATAGCGAAACTTCTGTTATTTTACCAAAATCTATTAAAATTAAAAATATAAATTCTGTAGATACTGTTGCAAATACTACTTCTAGCTTTATACCACAAAAAGGAGCCTATTCAGATGCAACCTCTAGTTTTATGCCACAAAAAGGAGGGTATTCAGATGCAACATCTAGTTTTATGCCACAAAAAGGAGGCTATTTAAATGGTACTAAAAATAAAGATATTCAGCAATTAATATCAATGTTATCAGCTACTAGTGATGATAATTATACTGCTAATTCTACTGATAATACAGAACAATTAAAAGATAAATTATTTAATATAATACAAAGTGGTGGTTCTCCACCACCGGAAGAAATTAAAACAATATTAATGCATATAGAAGGTTATAAAAATGCTTTAATAAGTACTGATAACGCTACTACTTTATCCCAATTAAAACAAAAAATATACGATGCCATTACACCCTTAAATGAGACGTTGGCTTTGACATTTTTACAAGAGTTTGCAAAAATATATATTACATCAAATTTGACACATGATTTAATTACAAAACCGTATTTATTATATTTATTAAATATGATAAAATATGTTAAATTTGTAGCAAATAACAAGGGAAAGTCATATCAAAATGAATTAATAAATTCTATATTTCAATCTTTAGGAGAAATAATCAATAGAAGTAATCCTATTAATATGGATATGCTTTATGAAAATCATAAAAAACAAGAAGATAATATTAAAAAAATAAAGTTATATGATTATTATAATTCATATTTTCTAACAAATTTTAAGAAATTACAAGATTATAATAGTAAAGAAACTGACGAATATACAGCTCTGCCTATACCTAGACTTAGTTAGGAATCTCCACCTAAATAACCACTTCCATAATTTAAATAATATAAATTATTAATTTTATTCTTCATAATTTTCTTCATCATTTGTTTCGTAATTTTCTTTATTATTTGTTTTATTATCTGTTTTATCATCTGTTTCATTATCATTTTATTCATCATTTTCTTCATCATTTGTTTCTAATTCATTTAAAATAGCATCCGCTTTGATAATACCTTTAATAAATTGTTGTGCTAACTCTTTATTATTCTCTATTTCGTTTTCTAATTGTTTACTTTATTTGTGTTGTTTAAGTATTGTTAATAAAAAAATTTCTATTCTCATAATAATTAGAATTAGTTACTTAACTTAGTTTCTCTTGTGCTGCTTTTCTTACGCGCTTAAAAGCAGCTGCTTCTTTTCTTGCTGTATCAGCTTCTTCAATATACTGTTTATATGGTTCTGCTTTTTTTTCTGCTTCACATGCTCTTGATTTTGCAGCATTTTCTGCAATTTGTGCAGCTTCCAACACTTTTTCAATCTCTTCTATGGGTTTAGTTTTCATTATTTCTTCTAGTACAAGCGGAAGTGGTGAATCATTTAGATATGGATGTTTAAATTCCCTAAGTAATGTAAACCACTTAGCTATGTCTTCATTTGTTTTTCCAATAAAAGATGGAATTTCTATACCTAGCTCTTTAACACTAGGTTTATAACATCCTCTGCATCCATGAGAATAATAATCATGAGGATTACAATCACAGTAGGGTGGTTGTTCATCATTCTTCCACTCCTTATAACACATATCACTAGTTTTTTTTGCGCGTTCTGCTCCTTCCATAATCAAAAGAGGTTTTAATGAAATATTATAATGATATTATTAAATACTTAATTTTTCAATTTTTTTATAAATAAATATAATATGAACGATAATAAATGTTATTCAGAAGAATTTATTAAATTATTACAAAATTCATATAATGAATTCTGTAAAGTAATTTTTTAAAATAGTAAAAATTTTTATAAAATATATGATTCTATATTTACTTATGAATAACCATATAAACAAACTTAAATCACGAGATTTCTAATTATGGTAATACATATGGTTTTGAATGGAATTTATGGGAAAAAAAATATTTATATATTTTTAGTAATAATTTATTATGTGATCTAGAAGATATAAAAAAAATTAATAATCAATTTAAAAATTTAAAGTGGTATAATATAAATATAAAGGATATCAAAAAGTGTAATCAAAATTAAATATTACCAATTTTTTTTCTAAGATATTTTTTAATAATAGTATAATTTATATCATCTCTTAAATCATACCAATTAGCTCTACTATATTTAACAAATAATCTTAACATATCATAAATATATACTTTGCCTTTATTGCTATTTAAAAAGGTTGAATGTTTTTTTAGATGTTTAAAATCTGGATATTCTTTAATCCATTTTAATACTTTTTTGTAAAAAAAATTGGTAACATCTGATTGTAAATTTGGATCATCTCCAACATCTTGATATGGTGTAGGTATTGTATATGGTGCTTGAATTGGAACAGAGTAAAGTCTTTTTTCATCACCTTCTCCTCTTACTACAGTTAATTGATTGGGATGAGGGAAAAAATTTTGATTATCAGTATGATAACTATAATTAAGATTCATATTTATTACTTAGAAAATTTTTTACATCTTCGCAAATATTTAGATAAAAATTATCTTTATTATTTTTTCGAAACCATTTATTTATAAACGAAGATAATTTATTATCATCAATTTTATAATTTGATATTTGTGAATGATTTGTTGCATCACTATTAAAAATAAGTTTAAAGATTTTTATTAAAGAATTATTTGTTTTTTTTAAATCATCATAATAAATTCTTGTATATATATTTACTAATCTATAAATAGTATATTCAGATGTATCATTAAATAATAATTTTTTAATTAAATCAATTAATTCATCATATGTATCAATATCATAAATATTTAAAATATCTGTTAAAGGTAAAGATAAATCAGGTATTTCCATTAATTGTGAATATGTTCTATTTGATTTAATTAATTGTTTACTATTACTATCTATAGTTTCTTTTAAATTTGAATTTTTAATAAAAAATTGGGTAGGATACTTAATACTATCATCAGTAATATAACTTTCTCTTAAACTATTTGGTAATATTAAACTTTTATTACTTTTAATAACATCTCCAATAATTTTAATTTTTCTATCATCACTAAATCTTTTCATTATTATTATATTATAAAAAAAATGAAAATAAATCATTTATAAAGATATTTATTTATAACAATAATGTCTAATTTAGAAGAAGAAGTAGAAGTACCATCAGATGCGGCTTCTCAGTCTGATTCAGAATCATCAGAAGGGTCAAATGTTTCTACATCATCAGATGATATATATCATCATACTGAAAATTTAGATTTAACAAACAAATTATTAAATAAATATAATATAATTAATGAAATTGGTAAAGGTGCAGATGCTATTGTTTGGTTAGCATATAATGTAGAAGATAATAAATTTTATGCAATAAAAGTAAATGAACCAAATGAATACAAAAAAGGTTTAGAAGAATTTAAATTTTTAAAAAAATTACCAAAAATACAAGTATTTAATCAATTAAAAGATAATTTTACCGAACAAAGAGAAAATAAAAAATATGCATGTGGTGTATTTGAATTACAAACTGGTAATTTAGATTCATTACTCCGTAAAAGTGAACTTGAAAATGGTCTTCCTGTAAAAATAGTTAAAAAAATAATGATACAATTATTTCAAGCAATTAAATTTTTACATCAAAAATTACATGTTTATCACGCCGATATTAAAACAGATAATATATTATTAAAAGGTCTAAATAATTTTGACAAAAAAATAATAGAACAATATACATTACACAATTTTAAAGAAAAATATTTAGAATTAAAAAAAGAATATTTAGTAGGAGATAAAAAGATTTTAAATTTAGATGAAAAAAAAAAAATTAGAGAAATAGTTCATAAAAATATATGTGAAAAAATAGAATATCCTGAAAAATTAGAAAAATATAAAATTAATCAAAATTTTATTTCAAATTGTAATGTAACATTATCTGATTTTGGAGCATATTGTAAAGAAAATGAACATTATGAATCAGAATTTGGCACTAGATATTATAGAGCACCAGAAATAATATTAATGGGTAAATCATCATATGCAGTTGATATATGGGCTTCTGGTTGTGTATTTTATGAATTATTAACTGGTCGTTTATTATTTGACCCTGAAAAGGATTCTAAACATTCACGTGATGAATATCATTTATGGTGGATAAATTCGTTTTGTGGTGATTTTTCAATTAAATTTTTAAAGAAAACAAAATACTGGAAAAAATATTTTGATAGTTCTGGAAAATTATTAAATATGAAATCGCCATTAAATAATGAAAATTTAATAAAAAAATTACTTCAAAAATACAATGTTCTTGAAGATATTGATCTTATAGTAGATCTTTTAAAAGGAATGTTAGAAATTTCTCCCATGAAGAGGTTTGATATTGATAAATGTTTAAAACATCCATTTTTTAATTAATTATTTTTAAAAAAATAAATAAATAAAAACTTCAAAAATAGTAAAGAAGAGAGATAAAACTTATATCTTTCTTCTAAACTTTTTTTTATCATTTAATACTACCTCAAGAGCAGTAAAGAAGAGAGATAAAACTTATATCTTTCTTCTAAACTTTTTTTTATCATTTAATACTACACCAAGAGCAGTAAAGATGGAGATAAAACTTATAGCTTTATTCCAAACTTTTTTTTATCATTTAATACTACCCCAAGAGCAGCGACCATCAACATTATTTGATTCAGAAGAATCTGTTTCATACCTAGGCCAGTATTGAGAAGAAACGGTTTCCCCCCACACAGACACATATGAACCTTTTTGTTCTCTCAAAGACTGTATGCGTTTTTTAACAGTCTTATCACTTAATTCTCTTCTTTTATCAAGTGCTTTACCATTTCCATACGATGGTTGTGGCATTGGATAGTAAAATTTTATTTTGGAATATATAAACTCTTAATTATTCAATTTTTTTATAAATCAAGAGAATTTGATTTTTTATTAGTTTCTTCATCAGAATCTAGTTGATTATCATTTTTAGATTTATATATAAATCCTTGCCATCCCTTATCTTTAATCATATTAATACCTGCTTTTTCAAATACATCAAAACCTTGTTTAATAAAGTCATTTCTACTGAGAGGTTTAAGTGTATTATCAGAAACACTATGAATCCAATCACGATATACTTGCCATACATTAACAAATGCATGGATAGTCTTATTTTCAAGATCAATTTCAACATATTCAGCAATAAATTTATTAATAGTATCACTTTCATTACGATACAAATTAGTAGATATTTGAATTTCTTTAGGTTCAGGAATACCTTTTGGTAAGTATTTATATTCTGAAATATATAAATATACTAAATAACTTGCAAAATAAGGAGCCCATTGACTAATTTCACGTTTAAGCATTGGGTCAATAGGAAATTCATTTGGTTTCTTAGGATTTGGATTAGAAACAAAACGAGAAAGGAATTCAACAACTTTAAGACGTCTCCATGTGCCTTCATCTTGTGCTGTAACAGTAGGTAATTTATTACAACACAAGAACCATTTTACTTGAAATTTAACTTCAAAAGGTTCTCGATACATGGGACGAACCATAAATTTATCATTACCTGTTAATTCTTTTAAAATACCAACATTAACTTGTTCTTTTTCATCAGTTTCTTGGAAAATAGCACAACGTTTACTTTTTAATCTAGCTAATTCTGGAGAAGCTTGATTAGAAGCATTACGTTGTCTTGTTACTATTGTAATTGGACAAGCAGCGATATATTCACCTAATGCCCGACTAAGTAAATCAAATGTAAGTGATTTACCATTAGAACCAACACCAGTTGAAATGCGAAAATTTTCTTCTTTAGATGCATCACCACTTACACAAGAACATAAAGATAAGAGAAAATATTTACGAACATTATCATTTGGAAGAATTTGTTTGAAGAATCCATCAATTTTATCAAAATAAGATTTAAAAGTTTTATTTTTAAGATCATATTTTATATAATCTACTTTAGTTGAAAGTGAAATATAATCATCTGGTTTACCAGCTCTAAATTCTTCTTTTTCAAGATCATATACTCCATTTTCAAAACCAATTAAATGTATATTAATTTCATCTAATTTTTGTTCAAAATCATCTTCATAGAATAAACATTTAGCTTCTTCCATAATTTGTTTTTTAAAGGTAATATTTAATAATCTATCACAAATTTTTTGAGTTCTACTTGCTTTATTTTGTGCATCTTCTTTTTCAGAACCACTTAATTTTATAGCTTTAAAATTGAGTTCTCCAGCAAGTCTTAAAAAATCATTACCAAAATCTTCACTAATTAATCTCATTAAAGATGTACCATTTTCAGATAAATGCCATCTATGATGTCTAAATTCATACCAAACATTATTTCTAGTTGATATACATACAAAACGATCACTATATTTATTATGAAGTGCTTTAGCAATATAATATGTATTAATATCTAAACTTTTAGTTAAAAAGTTTTCATATTCTGAAGCAAGAAACTTTTTAAATTCTTCTGGATTATCTTCTTTTGCCCAGTGAACGAGCGAACGAATAGTTAAACCTTCTGTATGCATACCAGTCCAGCGTTCTTCACATTCACCTTCTTTATATTTTTGTGGATTTCTTTGTGAAAATTCAATCCAATCATCTAATAAACTTCTATCAATATTATGAAGAGCCCATCCAACACGCATCCAATCATTATAATTAGAAGCACGTTTATCACTTAATAGTCCAAGTAAAATTTTAGCTTTTTCAATATCTTGTTTTTTCATTTCTGGAAGATTTTCATAATCTTCTTCAATAGATGTTTTTTTATTAAATCCAAGTTCTTCAAATTCATCATCAATAATTTTATCCGTATAATTTTCAGAATATGGTGCAGAATTTTCAGCACACCAACCTTTTTGTTGAATAGAAAACATTTTAATTTTCTTTTTTTGATCACCTAAAGAAGCAATACCTTGGTCTAATACTTCATCATTAGTAAGAGTAAGAACTTTAGTTACCTTATATACAAGACCATCATTTTTACGACATCCATACATTAACCAGGCATTAGTATTAATAATAGATTTATCAAAAATTTCATTTACATCTTTAGTAAATTTTTGAAATATTTCTAATTCTTCTGCATTTTTAACAACATATTCGCGAATTAAATGTCTAACTTTAGAAGAAGTGCATATTTCATGAAACATTCCATGAAAACCATCACGAATTGTTAATTCTTTTTCTTTTACATTACTTTTTTCAAAAATACAAACTTTTAATTCAGATTCATTTACATCCAAGTATTTTTTAATAGCTTCTTTATAAAAATCACATATATCTATAATCATACTATCATCGTAAAGTCGTCCAGATGTATAATCTGATTTTAATATTTCTAAATCTATATCAAAAATAATTGGTCCATATTCTTTTGGCATCTCTGCAATATGAAATTCAAGACCATATTCAGTAGCTTCAGCTAAAGCAGAAATTAAATTTTTACATTGACTCTTATTCAAACTAAATTTACCTTTATTTCCACCCATTGATACATGGGTAATTTTGGTTTTTTGACCAAACGGTATTCTACCTTCTTCTAATATACTATTTACTTTAGCTACATATTTAGCTACTTTATTAGGATTTAATTTAAGTTCGGACATTAATTATAATAAAGAAAGATTTTTTTAAATATTTTTTTCAACTTTTTTAAGTCATATAATTACCTCATAGAATAGTGATGATATACATCATAAAAAATATTTATTTATATATATTTTATATTTTTACATCATACCATCTAAGTTAAAAATCATTTTAAAAATATAATAGTAATTAACATTAATGAGTAATAATAAAACTATAATGCGAATAGTTCAAGATATTTATGATTTTAATAAAAATAAACCAGATGGTATATATTTATCAATAGACAAAAAAAATTTAATGAAACAACATGCTTTAATAATTGGTCCTAAAGATACTCCATATTTTGGTGGTTTCTTTTTTTTTGAAATAATATATCCAGAAAACTATCCAACAAATTCACCTCAAGTAACTTTATTAACAATTGAAAAAAATGTTAGATTTAATCCAAATTTATATGAATGTGGAAAAGTATGTTTATCTATTTTAGGAACTTGGTCTGGTCCATCTTGGTCGTCAGTTATGAATATTAGATTAGTTTTACAATCTATACAATCATTATTATGTTCATTTCCAATTCAAAATGAACCAGGATTTGAAAATACAAAAGAAAATGAAATTACATCTATAGAATATAATCAATATTTAATTTACAATACATATCGTATAGCAATTATAGAAGTATTAAAAAATAAATTTAATGTATCAGCATTATTTAAAAAAGAAATAGAGGAAGAATTTAATAATAATAAATCTAAATTAAGTGATGATTTATTATCATATAAACAAATATTAGGTAATTCAACAGTAGAAAGCAGAATATATTTTATGAAAAAAACAAAACTTAATTTTATTTCAATAAGTGATGAATTTAATTGTATACTTGATAAAAAATTGAATTAAATTATTTAAAAACATTATCTTATTATAATTAATGTCAAAAAAAGCATCAGTAATAAAACTTTCTAAAAAATTAAAAAAAGAAGATGATGAAATAGAAGAATCTGAAATTGATGAAACTGATAAAATAGATGATGATGTAGAATTTAATGATGATTCAGATAATTTTGATGAAGAAGAAGATAATGAACTAGATTTAGAAATAAACAATGATGAAGATAATAAATTATGTGATATTGATAATGAATATTATGATGATGATAATGAAATTGAAGCTCAACCAGATATAAACATTCTATATACTAAAAAAGAAGAAAGACAATCTTTAAATAAATTAACTA